GTGATTTAAAAGTTTCTATTTGTCCTCGAACACCTTCAGATATAGCTTGAAGGGCAACAGCTGTTGTTATTACTCCTGGTTCTGCTACTGGTACTCCAGCTGGCCATATTTGTGTTTTTTGGAGTTGAAAGCATAATTTAGACATAGCTTCTAATAATCCATCAAATTGTTCTAAAAATTTATCTCCTAATATTACAGATTGTTTAGCATCATAACTACCTAATTTTATATCTTGGGATTCTAATACCATTTTACTAGTATCAAAATTAATATTTCCATTAGAGGAAAGGTGTATTGATTTACCAGCACTAATTAAGGTATCATCTTTTCTAGCATTAAAAATTAATCTATCTGAATTAATTATAACTTGAGGTTTTCCTGTAAAATCTGAAGGTTTTGTTGGTTTATCTTCTTCTTTGTTATTAGAAAATGAAGAAATTGAATTAACCCAATTATTAGTTGTTTCAATTTTAATTTTTTGATTAGATGTCATATAAATTGAGGATAAGTCCCAATTAATTTGTTCATCTATAGGAGTCCATGGTTTAGATGGTAAATATTCATTTAATACAGGTTGACCATTTCTTAAAATTAAAATAGGGTCACCAGTTTGGGCTTGTACATTAGTATTAAATATTTTACTTTCGCCATTATAGTCTGACCAATCATTTATACCTTTATTATTGTCTGGTCTTTGATTTGTACTACCAAATCTTATACTATTTCCAAATCTACCTTGTTGAATTACGTCCCCCATATAAGGTTGAAGTGGGTGAATGTTATCTCTTTCTCTAAAGGTGCCTTGAACACCTGGAGATGAATTATTATTTGTTGTTGTTAAATCAACAGGTGCTGCATTAAATATTTGTTTATAATTTTTATTCTCAGATGCGGGTATGTTACCATTAGTTGCTTCCGGGTCTGGGTAGAAGTTCACATGTGGGTTATTCCATATATTAATACTGTTAATATAGTATAATTTTTCATTTGCTTGTTGTGAACCTATATATTGTGATGGTAAGTTAAAACATAAAACTATTTCATCTATTAAAGGGTAAGATGTATTATTTGGAAAAAATGGATATGCTTTTTGGGTTGTGTTTGTTTTTTTTGAGACAGATTCAATCTCAATGCATCCTAAATTTTCATCATCTGTTTCAGTTAAATATATATTTGTAACCCTACCAGTTATAATATTACCCCTAAAGTCTGATAATGATGTATCTATTTTCCTATCAAATCCAAATTCTCTAATCATCTTTATCTTCTTTTTTAGGAGGTAAATGTAATTTGTTTATTTCTTGCAATAGTTGTTCTTTTTCTTCTTCTGAAATACCAAAACCATTATCTTCATTACCTTCATTTGCAAATATACGTTGGAAAATGGTTGCAACTTTAATAAGTGCTTCATCATTTTTAATACCTAATTCCATGTATTCTTTAATAAGTGGTACAATCATTGTAGCATCACCTATATCGCTAATTAATGGTTTTAATTCACTAATTAAAGATGAAATTTGGTTTTCTTTTTTCTTTTGATTATCATATATCTCTTTTAAGAGATCAGAGTAGGATTTTTTCCCAAATATTTTTTTATCTAAATGGCTCATATTTATTAGATTTTATAGGTATAAATATGAAAGATTACTCTTCTTGAAATTCTATATACCCAGTATTTAAAAAATAAATATAATTATCTTTAAATAGATCATATAACCTACCGGCTATTTTTGTAATTTTTGGAGTTTTTACTTCTAGACCATTAGTGGCCATTATTTCTCTGATGTAAATGTAAAGTGCTTTTTTATTGAAGATTTCTATATTTTCTCTTTTTCTGAATAATTCTAATATAGCATCTGCTACTTTGGCATCGTTTCCTTTAGGAAAAAATTTATCAAAATTATCTTCAACATATTTAATATATCTATCCATAAAATAGGATAATTTTTCAATCCCTTTATCATCTTCTAAATTATAAGAATAAGTCTCATCTTTATATAAATCTTCAACTGGTGCTTTTTCTATACGTTTTTTATAATTTTTATTGTTATATAAAATAAGCCAACGTTTTACTATAGTACCAAAATAAGAATAAGCTTTAGCTCCTCTACTAGGATCAAATAAATGTATTTTTGATAATAAGAATGTTATAATTTCATGTTGGAGATGTTCAATTTTATCTACTTCTGTATAGTAAAATTTAAAAGTATGGATTATATTTTCTGTTAATTTAAAAAATGGGTAATGAATTTCATCACCATATATTTTACTTTTTAATTCCGGATCATCACTATTATTATATCTAACTATAGCATCCTCAGTATCCTGAGTAAAATAATTTTTTGATTTAGGTCTTCGTTTCTTGACTACCTTCTTCTTTTCTTTTTTTTCACTCACAGTTTATTTGATTCTTTTAACTTTAAAATCGTTAAGGATATTTTGAATTTGTTGTATTGATTTGAAAAAATGACCTACTTCATCATCAGATTTGAATGTACCTGCATTATCTATCTCTTTTAATTTTTTATCTGATGCCTCAATAGTTTTAGAAATTTGATCTAAATATTGAATATACCCCATAAGGATATCTTCTTGTTTTTCATTTTTTTTAAGGAGGTTAATAGTTGTAAATATTAAAATTACAACTATTACTGCGAGTAATGTAATTGCTAAAGTTTCCATTATAAATTATCTAACATATTTTTCAATC